CCCACCTCTTCCCAAGTGCGGCCCTGTGAGTGTCCAAAGTCCTTCCAATGGACATAATCGACCGGGGCGCGTTCGTACTCAATCTCTTCAAGCGGCGGCGGTGCGCCCTCGCCCTGTTCGATGGCAGAGGTGATAGATACGCCATCGTCCTCTACGCCAATGGGGGCGACATGAGGCTCGTACCGCACCCATGCCGTGCCTCGACCGCCGAGGAACCTGTCCTCGACATCGTATTTCATGGTCGAGCGGAAATCGGGGTAATGCTCAATCTCAAAGTCGATGGCGCGTTCGACCAGCCGCGCAGCGACACGCCCAACGGGGTCGTTATCGCCAAAGCGTCTGCTTACATCAGCCTTCGGCAGTTTGGCGTAGACGGCAGGGATGAGCGTCTGGACATTGCTCCAGAGGATGTTGAACTTGGCGGTTTCGTTGCCGCCTGAACCTCTGGTGTCGTCGCGGTAACGCTTGACGAGTTTTTTTACCCGAGCCTGCCACTTGGCAAACTCGTTCTCGTAGGTGCCGATGACCCGCAGGTACTTCTCAAGTTCTTGGCTAACGCGCTCGTCCATCTGTCAGTCCTTCTTGTTTCGCGCAGAGATGGCTCTAGCCTTTGCCTTCGCATCTTCCTTGCTCGACGCACCCCAAGCACGCAGCGCAAGCGCAAGGCGTGTCGGCTTGCCGTTCTTCTCCATCGGCCCAGCCATGTTGCCCATGCGTGCGAGGAACGATGCGCGGCGAGGATTGTCGCCGCCCTTCACCGGGGGCTTGAGCGTGCCGCCCGTCTCGGCTTTGTAGGAAGCGCGGCCCTTGGCGTTCAAACCGCCCTTCGGGTTCTTGCCTTCACTACGCTGCCACGCTGCGCTCATCAGTAACCCTTTTTCTCTGGTTTAGCGGTCTTGGCAGACTCACGGAACGCCTTTGCGGTCGGCGCACCAGCCTCTCCGGGCTTTCGCATCCTCTCGCCGGAGCCAGCCTTGATGCGCTCCTGCTTCGCTAGGATGTTGGCGTAGAGTCCGGGCTTACGGTTCATTTGCTAAACAGTCCGACCGCCAGCACGGCAGCGCCTGCACCCGTCGTGACCTTCCACGGGCCGGTAGCCGCGTTGAGGCCAAGTTCCACGACATACACGCCAACAGCCGTACTCGCTGGGATGGAAAGGATGGTCGTGCTGCCGTCGATGATGCTGACGGTTGAAGTCAGCGCCGTTGATACCGTCACCACGATGCGATGCAGGTAGTCGTTTGCCGCGCCGTTGGTGCCAAGCACCTGCGCGGTCTGCGAAACGGCAACCGTCTCGTAGGGGTATTGAACTGCAAGATTTACGCCACTCATATTCGCGCCCTCCTTGAGACGCTACGCTCGTGAACCTGCCACATATCGTTTAGCGTGACCTCATTCTGTGGCCCAACAATCAAGGTCTTGCTCTCTAACGGCCTCTGCGCGGACGGTTCAGCCCTCCACGCAACGGCTAACATACGGAAAGCGTCGGCAGGGTGTGATGTCCAATCGTGTCGGGGTGATGCCCTAAACGCTTTCTTGTCCTCATCATACTCTCGTTGATACTGGCGTAAAGCCTCTATTCCGTCGCCACATTTTACGGAATTGAACCAAGTTCGGGGCAACATCTGGCGAATTGCTTGGATTCCGTCCTGCAAGCCGATGTTCGGCACCACAGACAAATGGTTGATGCCGAGGTGGTCAGCCAACTGCTCTACGATGCTGCGGCCCGTTTGAAGCGACTTCGCCCGTGCGTCATGCGGCAGGTGATGCTTGCCGTACTGATAACCCTTGTTTACAACCACTTCTGCAATGGCGCGGATGTCTGCACCCGAGACTGCGTAGAAGTCAATGACGCGCACCTCGCCGCCCACCACCTGATACCACCATATTGCGGTGTCATCGCGGTAGCCCAAGTCCCATGCTGTGTGTACCGGATACCCCTCCGTGAAGACTACACGCTCGTTAATACGCGGCTCTGCCTGTCGCATCTCTGTGCCGAAGAACGCGCCGAGGATAGCCGCCTCGAAACTGCACTCGTACTCTTGGAGGTACTGGTCTTCCGACAACTGCGCCTTTGCCGCGTTGAGTTCACTCTGGGGCAGCAGGCCCGAATCGCTGGCAGGCAGGCGCAGGACAAACCACTCGTCTGGGATGCGCCGTGCCGTCTCGTAGATGTCCCAGAATTGGTTCTTGCCCTTCGGCGTACCGGCGAACACAGCCCAGCCTTGTTTGTCGGAGAGCGCAGGCCGGATGACATTGCCAAAGACGCTCGGCTTAAAGTCGCCGAATTCGTCCATGTACACGCCCGATAGTCCCAAGCCTCGGATTTGCCCATCAGCGTTGTCGGCCCCAAACAAACTGATTTTGACCCCGTTAACCAATGTCAGCGTCATCTGCTGTTCGTTGGCATCTGCGATAAGGGGTTTTGCATAAAACTTAAAATAGTCCCATGCGATGCGGCGTGCTTGGTTGGCGTAAGGGGCAACATACGCAAATAGACCATTTGGCCCCTGATACATGATAGCGGCGCGGATAATGTCATTGATTGCAGCAACGGTTTTACCCGCACCTGCGGCGGTGGGCGACTAAACACGCCCACCGCTTGCTCCTATCATGAAAAGGCAAAAACGCCTTTCGAGGGTTGTATGGCAGGACTACATCCATGCCCAATTTTTCCCGCGCCAAACTTCGTAAATCGCGCTTTTGCTTACGCCATACTTTTTTGCATATTCAATGCCTGACAACGCTTTTGCACGAATGTCCTTCACAGCATCTTCTGTTAACCGCGCCCATTTTGCATTGCGACCACGATTGTTTGGCGTAAAGTTGCGGCCCTTACGCACGCAATCTTTCATATTGTCCGACAGCGTTCCGCAGAACAGATGGCTTGGGTTAACGCAAAACGGCTGGTCGCAACGATGCAATATGCACTCGCCTTGAGGAATATCACCTTTGTAGAGCCGCCATGCTACTCGATGCGCTTTCGCGGTTCCCTCATCGCGGCGACCGAGGCCAATGACCCCGTATCCGTGTTCTTTCGTTGCGCCCGTCCAAAGCCAACAGCCCGTGTTCGGCTCGGGCATGACCTTATCGTGGAACCTATCCCACAATGACCGGCGATACCGATGGTCGCCCTTTGCCATTACTTGGGTTCGCCCCAACGGATGTTCAGTTCCTGCGGTTTGCCATCTACGCCGCTGTGTTCGTGGCGTGCAAGTTTAGGCACATGGTATTCGAGTAGGTCGCTGAAGCACTTAAACGCCGCCTCTGCGCCCTTGTTCGCGTGTATCTCTTCGAGCCAGCCCTGTAGCCGACCTGCGTTGCCGTCTACAAATCGCGCAATGGCTTCTCTAGCCAGTTGCGTTGACTCGTTAGGCACGCCTTTTGGTCTGCCGGGGCCACCCTTTCTGCCCTTTTTGAAAGAACCTTCGTTAACCATGTGAACAGTTTACTTCTGTTTACCGTGCCGCATCAACCTGTTAATCCCGCTTAAATATCTTAACCTTCTTTTCCTCGCCGGGAAACACGACGAAGTTGCGCGTTCCGGTGCCGCTACCACCGCGACTGCCTGCGTCTAGGTAGCGAACGCCGGGAATGCCTGCCTCTTTAAGCATTCGGCTAACATCTTTACTTGCTAACCCGGTGCCGACAAACAAATTTTTTACAATGTCGCCGCCTAATGCGCGGTTGGCAGAATATTCAAGAGCGTATGGCGGGGTGCCTCGCTCCTTCATTTTAGCCATCACCATCGGCATCAAAACCCTCCGCACCGCCTCCGACTGCTCACTTAACGGCTTATCCCAATCGAGCATACGGTCTATCATCTCGTCGGGGAGGTCGGCTTTGTAAAAATGACCTATTGGGTAATCTTTTCCCCAAGTTATTTTTGCGGTTTTTAGCGCGTTAATTGCTTCCGTTGCGGCATTTTTTGCTTCAACGCTGCTATAAAATTGCAAATTTTCTCTCAAGTTTTTAATTGCGGAATCGGCATCACCACTACTGTTTTGCAATGCCGTTTCAGCAAATTTTTTACTTTTCCCGGTTATCGGCAATCCGAATTCAACTGTCATTTCTGGTTTAATTTGAGCCAGTTGTTTTTGATAACCTTTTGCTACATCGGGGCTTTCGGCAAGGTAAATCCCATGCCCATACGCCTGTGCGCCCTCACCCGTGCCAATCTTGCTAGCGTCAAACTCGCCTAACGGGTTGGCCTCCGTTTCGGGGAACCGATGCGGAGTGCCGTGGTACACATCTAGTTCAGCGATGGGGGCGGTTTTGCGTAGCGCGGCGGCTATCCGCATAGGGTCAACCATCGACCCTGCGTATTCACCGGCGGCGCGGGGGCTGGTCATTGCCTGCTGTGCGCGTTCAACCTCGCCTTGTACGAGAGCCTTGCCCGTCTGAACCGGCTGCGTGACGATTGCCTTGCCGATGGTACCGAGGTCTTGGGCGGCTTGGTCTAGGCGAGGGGTCGGGCGGTCGGCGGCTTGGGAGAACTCTGCCGTCGTCATGCGCCCGATGTTGGGGTCGCTCGTAAAGGCTTCGAGGGCGAGTCCACCGACATCCCGTGCGCGGTCTGCGAGGGTATCGACTACCCCGCCACCGAAGTCAGCGGCACGGTCGCGCATCTGCTGGAGGTATTGCAGCGCGGCTGCATACCGCGACGGTTCCGCTTTTTTCATTGCTTTGGGTTAACTCGCCGTGCTTCTTGCTCATGTAATCGTTCAGCGTAGCGTGTGCTTTCTTCCGGTGTTTTAAATTTGCCGAGGTGTTCGCCGGTTCGACGATAGTGCTTGATGGCTTCATCTTCACTTACGATGCGCCCGTTGACGACTGTGGGGATGAGAACTTCTTCGCCGTCAATGTTAACGCCCATGCTGCGTATCGTACTAATACCGCCTTCACCGGGGATTTCGTTCTTTACTCCAAGCCGTTCGTTTAGGTTGATGTTTCCCGGTTCAGTTAGGTCAAACATCGCCATATCTTCTGCGCGGTAATTTCGCAAAGCGTCGGCTATTTTTTTAGGTTTATATGGCATTACCTATGCGCCATTATTCAAGGTTTTCGAGTTTGTACTTGAGGCTCGTCACCGCATCAACCACGGCATCGAACAGGTTAACAAGGTCGGAGTCTTTCGGGAGTGAGCCTTTGATTTCGTCGAGGAAGGTCAGCAGCGACTTCACATACGCCTTCGGGTTGCTGTTCTTGTGGAACTCGACATCGTAGTCCGTGATGATGCCGTAGCGTCCCTGATACGCCTCGGCGTACTTGTCCACAAGGTCGGG